GACTTCCAACTGCTCATGCCGCGGCGACTCCCACCAGTCTCTTGGGGAGGACGAAGCCCGAACCGTTCGCGGACAACGTCGAGCATGACGAACGCAGCATCCGCCACGTCGGGACTCCGGCCGATCCTGGCCTTCATGTCGGTCTTCGACTCAACCACGACCTTCATCGATCCGGACTTCCGAGTGTCGTAGTTCCGGCTGGTCATCTCCCGAGCAAGATCCGGACCGATCCCTCTTAGTTGATTATTCTGCAAAAACTCCTTCGCCCCGAACCAAAGCTCGGTGACGCGGTTCACATACTTATCCTGGGCCGCAGTCGCATCGTAAGCCGAGAGTGAGCGCCCCGAGGGAGCCCCGCCGAAGTGGACCCGCAGAAACTCGTTGGACCCGCAGACCGTGGCCATCGCATCGCAGAAGGGCACACCGCCGCCCGTCACGTCGACCCCGATGTTGCGCCACGGCACCCCAGCTTTGACCACGATGTCTTTGATCTTCTTGGCGATCTGGAAGGTGCGCGGCTCGGGGTTGCTCGCCTCCTCGTCGAGGTAGTGGAACTCATCGAACGAAACCTGATCGACCCCATCTTTATTCTGGCCAAACGAGCCCAAATAAATGACACACCTATCCCCGCCGCTCACAAAGGAGGGGTCGATGCCGACGATTCGTTCGACACGGCCCCTCCACACGGGCTTCTGGTCGGCTTGGAAGCGAATGATTTCGGCCTCGCTGTAGATCGCTTTGCTGACCGCCTGGGGTGGCCAGAACCCCCGATAGTCACGCCAGAAGATCGGATTGTCCTCGCCGAGTCGTTCACGCGCCTCATCGATCTTCTCCCATTTTTGGATCGGCCATTTGTTTTCGCCGGCCAAGTAGTTCGGATTCTTGAGGGCATCGAGGTGCAGACAGACCCCACCCAGCTTCGTCTCCCACTTCTCATCATTGACCGTGATGCTCCCCCACCCGTTCGTCGGCTCGACGAAGCGGCCGAAGGGGTCGTAGTAAGAGACAGGGTTTGCCGCGGCACAAATGTGGAGAAACGGGTTGTTCGAAAGGTTCGACATCGCCGTGTCGAGGAAGGCATGACCCAACTCACTCAACTCGTCCGCCGCGACGATGACCCGCGGTGCCTTCATGCCTCGCATCTTACCCGTCACCTCGCTGGTCTTTTTCGCCTCGGCCGGAATGAGATACACCCCCGCCTGCTCCATCCGCTCGCCGTTCCGGATCGTGTAGATGGCCGGAGTCGGAGTATCCGCGAGTTTGCCTGGGGCCACGGGCTTGATGCACGGCCAATAACGCTGGATGGCACCCCAGACCCGTTTCTTCGCGTCACGGATGCTCGTGGACGTGACCAACGAAAGCGTGTGGAACGGCGCGGCCATCCAATTCAGGAGAGCCCAGATGGCCATGAATTCCGACTTGCCGGACGAACCGCAGCCTGCGAAACCGACGAACTTATTGTGACAGCACTCATACAACATGTCATCGGCCCAAGGGTGCCAAATAAAGTTCTCAGTTTTCTTATTGAAGAAAATCTGAGCCGCGTTTTTGAAGTGCTCTTCGATCGGCAACATCTCCGGCGACCGCCGATCTCGGTTCACGAAGCAGTAAAGCTCGATCGCCCAATCGGCCGTTCCGGGCACAAAATAGACCCCGTATTTCAGTCGGTAACCAACAGGAGGAGTCGTGGCATCAGAGGCAAAAATCGGGGTCATTTTGGAAATTTTTCTGCTACAGAGTTATACAAGCGGACACAATCGTTTTTGATACTTCGCAGTCACCTCATTACCAACACTTTATGACAACCGTAGCACGGGTTCGAATTCTCACTGTTAGGGGATTATTTAACTTCTGTAAGTCACTCGACTTACTCTGTCCGCAGCGAAGTTACACCTATTATCATTTTCGTTATTATTATGCGCTTATGAATATTTTTGAACATTTTGACACAAACTCTGGTCACAATTAACAGCCATGAAAATCGAAATTAAAGACACCCGAAACGAAGGCGCGAGCATCCGCTTCGGAGGGGCTCTGGTCAGAGTCTCCAAGATCCAAAACGGAGCTTACCGACAGTTCCTCATCCGGTGGAAAATAGGCCGGAAGACGATGAGGCGCGTCTTTGCCAAACGCGACAAAGCGGTAGAGGAGGCTCAAAGGATCGTCACCGACCTCTCCAGCGCCCTCGGCGAGAAAACAACCATTCATCCGGAGGATAATCTATTCCTTCGCGAGTGTTTACGCAAAGCGGGCGGGAAAAGTCGCCTGCTTGAAGCCGTGGAACAATACGTAGCCAAGAACCCGATCGGAGCCGGACGGAAGACGGTCAAAGACCTTTCCGAAGAATTCATGGCTCACATGAGGGAACGGAAAGAGGTGAAGAATCTTTCGCGGCATTACCTCAACGGACTCGCCACCGAAGCGAACAGCCTTCGTAGCTGGGTTGGTGACAGACAGTTTAGCGATGTCACCCACGACGATTTCCAAGCCTATGTCAGCAGAGGCGACTGGGCTGCTTTCACCTACCGCAATCTGGTGAGGCATTGGCAGATGATGGAAAAGTTCGCGAAGAAGAAAGGCTACCTCGGCAAGGATGCCGAATCGATCACCACAGACTTGGCCCTCCCTCCGACCGACCGTAGGACAGTGCCGTTCTGGGAGCCGTGGGAAATGATGCACCTATTGATGATCGCGACCCCCAAAGAAATTCCTTATCTGGCGACGATGGCGTTCGCCGGTTCACGCCGGGCCGAGTTCCAGCGGATGACCGCCGGACACCTCGGATTCGACGCAGATCATGCGGTGATCGACGCGAGTATCGCCAAGACCCCTTCACGCCGCGTGCTCGACAAGACCGATCAAGTGAAAGCCTGGCTTTCGGTAGCCGAGATCCCAGACGTAGGAAGACTCATCACCGAACGACAAGTGGCGGCGATCAGTAGGAACAAGGCGCGACTCGCCGCCGTTGGTCTTGGGTGGAAGAAAAACGCACTGCGCCACTCCTTCTCTACCTACCACCTGGCCAAATACCGGGATGCCAATGAAACCTCTTACTTATCCGGGCACTCCGCAAAAACGCTCCAGAGATACTACCGCGGGCTCGTCACGACCGCGCAGGCTGACGAGTGGTTTAATATCAACCCAATATCAGTGCGAGCTTATGCGGAGGAAAATGGCTTGTCCTCTTTAATAAAGTGGTGAACAACCACGCATGTTCGTTGTCGAACATAGAGAAAGAAAGAACCCAAATAACCATGAGCACAACAAAACACGGTCGATTAAAGGCCGGCACTGAACGAGTGAGCTACGTAGAGAGTAAAATGACCTCCTCTGCCCTGCGCCTTTTGGCCGCAGCCAAGCAGACGAATGTCAGTTCACTCATCCGCGAAGCGACCTCCGCCTACCTAGCCGCAGAAGACAAAGACGGGACGCTGTCCCGCGTTGCCGAGGAGTTAGCCGTCTACAAGGCCGACACCAAGGAAGAACGCGCTGCCGACAGCCTCGATCCACAAATGCAGAAAACCATAGCTGCCCTGCTCCGGAAACACCGGAAAGGATGACGCGATGCCGCGGGGTTCATTCCCCGCGGCTTCTTTTTGACCACAAGTAATAGGCACATACCCCCCCCCCCCTACATATTTGCTCACATACCAACAAAGGAAACACCCACATAAACATAAAACAAAAACCGAAGTAATGACAATCCACCTCACCGAAACCGCCATGTCCGAACTCGAAAAGACCGCCCATCATTGTTCGATCCCTCCGGAGAAACTTGCCTGCTTATTTGTCGAAGACGGGTTAAGGAGTTATCGTGACTCTCGTGACGAACTCCGAGACTCCCTTGACCACGAAGATAGCTAACCTTCGCAACCCGAAGTTGATCCGCTCATTCGCCAGCGACCCCGAACTTGAAGACCGGCTAAAAGCTGAGTCCGAAAGTTCGGGGCGCTCGATGAGCGCGGTCATCCGGCTGGCTCTGCGGAAATTCTTCGGGCTGTAGTAATAACACCATAATGACTTCGATGATCTTGGAGTGTGAGTCCTTCACTGCGACTCCGCTCGAAAGTGGGAAGCTGCGCCTGGAGATCAAGGCTCCGGTCGAGCGGCCCAAGGAAACACTCGGCCCTCGCGAAGCGGCTGAGAGGTTAAGCACACTCTTCGGCAAGCCGGTGCAGAAGCACTCGCTCGGATATTGGCGAGCACGCGGTCTGCCCTACACCCAAGTTGGCGACCGGAAATTTATCTACCACGAGGTCGCCATCACTCGATGGGCGCAAGGACTGGGAGCTTCGATTCTATGAACTCCAGGCAAAAAGGAAAACGGGTCGAGCGCCTTTGGCGCGATCAACTTCGCGAGGCAGGATTCCTCAAAGCGTTCCGAGGGCAGCAATACTGCGGGGCCGCGGGAGACGCCGATGTCGTTTGCCCCGAGTTGCCGACAATCCACTTCGAGGTCAAGGGAGTGCAGAACTTAAATATTCTGAACGCGATGAAGCAGGCGATCGCCGACAGTGCGAAAAGCGGCCGGACGCCGACAGTCGCGCACAAGAAAAACGGCGAGCCCTGGCTCGTCACCATGCTCGCCGCTGATTGGCTTCGTCTCGTGAACGACTCCGATTGGGTCAGTCCAGCAGACTCCCCAGCAACTCCCGATTCCGTTCAGCCCGCCGTTCTCTATTCGACCGGATTCGTTCCATCACCGCGTCTGACTGATCAGACGAATAGTAATACCGATTGCCCTGTCTCTGGACATAGGTAATGCCGTTCGGGGTATTGAGGTCGATCACGTAGAAGTTCCCGTCGTCAGCTAATGCGGTTCCCGAAAGGAGACCCGCTACAAGTATTGAATTAATAATTTTCATCATAAGGTAAGACTTGGTTTATGCCCACAGCGTTCAAACTCTTCCCATATCAAGAGAAAGCCGTCGAACGGCACCTGAAGATCCTCGACTCGGTCGGGGCCAGCCTGGACGGGACCGGGTGCGGAGGCGGGAAAACGGTCATCGCGAGTGCCCTTGCTGCACGATATGCATTAAAAGTGTGCGTTGTATGTCCTAAATCGGTGATTTTCAAATGGACAGAAACCCTGTCCAGCTTCGGGGTGAACCCCCTATTTGTCCTTAATCCCGAAAAGTTACGGAACGGGAACACGCCTTGGCTCAAAAAGATCCCGAACGGGGGTAAAAAGGTGAAGTTCGAATGGAATATACCCGAGCGGTGCCTTTTGATTTTCGACGAAACGCACATGTTCGGGGCCTATAACAGCCAGAACGGCAAGATGCTCGAAGCCGCCGCGGGGAACCATGCGGTCCTGATGCTCTCGGCCACGGCCGCGGAGTCCCCTCTGAAGATGAAGGCGATCGGGGTCAACCTCCGGCTGTTCACGGGCGGCTACTTCTGGAAGTGGGTCCGCGAAATGGGGGCCGAGGAAGGGCGCTGGGGTGGCCTTGAGTGGAATCCCCGCCGGCCGGAGAACAAGGAGAAGATGGAGCGGCTCCACCATTCGGTATTCGCGAATAGAGGATATCGGGTTTCCGAGGAGGAGCTTCGCGAGCAACTCCCCGACCTCATGCTCTCGGACGAGCCCCTGTGGCTCTCCGACAAAGACCGCGCTACTGTAAAGGCGCTTTATGACGAAATGGCTGATCCGGATGATCCGGGCGGTGTCAAAAACCTCCGGCAGCGCCAAGCCCTTGAAACGGTCAAGGTCGCGTATCTGGTGGAGCGTGCCCAGGAGATCGTCGAATCAGGCGGCTCGGTGGTCCTCTTCCTGAATTTCCATGAATCCATCGACCAAGCACGGAAGCTCCTCGAAGACGTGGGTGTTATCGACGGACGAGAAACGGCCAAAGCCCGAGCGGAAACCCAACGCCGGTTCCAAGAAAACGAACTCCGCTGTGTCATCGTCCAGATCGCGGCGGGTGGGCAATCCATCGACCTACACGACGTGGTCGGAGAGTTTCCACGAGTTGCACTTATTTGTCCGCAATTCTCCGGACTCGTGGAGGAGCAGGCTCTTGGACGAATCCGACGGGTCGGGGCCAAGTCTCGCGCACTCGCTTTAAGGCTCTACGCACCAGGCACCGTGGAGCAGGGAGCCCTCAAGCTGACCGAGGAAAAAAGGGAAAATGTAGGAATTTTGAATGCAGGAAAAAATAATTTGAACAATGGGGTGGTTACCCCGGTCTCATCTTCCATGTCGGTAATAACGCCATCAACGGAGGAGAGGTTGCACAGCGAACACTCGCCCTCCTCACTCAAAGAGAAAGCTAAATGCCCAGGATTCCGCAACGACCAGACTCGCGACAAGACCGCCGCAAACCGCGGAAATCTAGGTCACCTCGCGACGGAAAAAGAGAACCTCGACATGATTCCGCCGGACGACCCGAAGCTGCGCGAAGCCGTCGAGATGTGCTTGCGTTATCTGTCGGCTCTCCGCAAGCCCCTCGTAAACGCTCGGGAGCTTCGGGAGCAGCGATACAACATGCTCGACCAGTTCGGGCACGTCGACCACATCATCCTGCACGGCGACAAAGCCGAGTTGGTCGATTACAAGTTTGCCTTCGGGGAATACGTAGCGGATTCGCCGCAGTTCTGGGCCTATGCCGTCGGGTTGTGGGATGCCCATCCTGAAGTCGAACAACTGACTGTTCATGTCCTTTTACCTTTCCGGGGGGTCATAGACCGCGAAACGTGGTTCCGGGAAAAAGACTACGACCGCCTATCAGCGCAAACTGCCGCCATCATCGCTTCGGCGAGGCGGGATGACCCCTCGACCTATTTAACAGGGGCACACTGCGCTTGGTGCGCCCGCCAAGCCAGTTGCCCAAAACTTTCGTCTTTGGCTCTGACCATCGCGTCAGAATATAAGGCCGACGAGTTGACCCTGCCGGCGCAATACGATCCGGCCAACATCTGCGACCCGCACGTTATTGCGTTCGCTAAGAAGGCAGCGCCGATCATGCGGTCATGGGCCGACAAGGTCGATGCCCGCGCCTTGGAGATGCGGATGCAGGAAGGCATCGAAATCCCTGGGTTCGAACTCGCCGAGCGGAAATCCCCTTTCAAGATCACCAACGCCCAAGCCGCGTGGGAGACGGTCAAAGATCAAATTACCCCTGAAGCCTTCGCCGCCTGCGCCGAAGTCAAAATCGGGGAACTGGAAAAAGCCATCGCACGGACCGCGAAACGCGGTGAGATGGCCCGAGCCAAAGAACATCTTCGTGACGCATTGGTAGACGCCGATGCGGCCAAGTCCGAGGGGACTTATCACTACCTACGTAAAACAAAGTAATAACGCCATCAATAATTATGGGAAAAGTATCGTTTGAAGAGGCCGTTGAGGCCCAAGTCATCGAGGAAGTCAGCAACAAAGCCGTTGCCGTCCGCCCCGAATCGCAGGTCGCCATCATGGGCGAGGACCAAGCAAAGGGAGTCTACGGAGAGTTCGGGCCAGAAGATCTGATTCTCCCCCGCCTAAACCTCGTCAACAAAGTTGGTGATCTCTCGAACACGTTCACCCCCGGAACGTGGGTGCTTAACAAAGAGCATCAACTCACCGAGATCTCCAAAACAGATAAGAGCATAGGACAACCGCTGCGGGTTATTGCGGCTCGCTATGGCGTAGAATACCGGGAGTCACTGCCGTTCGACTCAGAAGTCCGACCCCGTGTCTTTAAGGAGGCTGAACAAGTTCGATTGGCTGGAGGTGTAGTCACCTTCGAAAAAGGCGAAAACTGCTATTCGAAGGTCGGTCACATCGAGTTCTTCGTTCAAGAACCTGAAGGTCTTTCAGAGGATGCAACCTCAGACTTCTTCTACGTTTTCGGAGATAAACGATATGCCCGAGCAATATATACCGCTTCCATAACTGCCTATCCTGAGACGGTAAAAGTTGTATACACCGCTCACAACCAAGGGCACCTACGTAAGACGGGGCCTTGTGGTGGGTTTTTCCTACTCGGGTCGAAAATCAAAGTCGGCAGCAAAGGCACCTGGTGGATTCCGTCGATGAAGACGGCCGGTGAAGTTCCCGCGGAACTGCAAGCCGAGATCAAGGGACTCCTCTAATGCATTTCCCCGGTGGGAGGTTTTCGGCCGCTCGTGGGCCACAGGTTCTTCCTCCCGCCGGGGACCACTTTTATGGATACAAATACTGAAGTTCTAACTTACGTCGAGAAGACGGCCGAGGCTCTCGGCATCCAGACCGAAATGGGGCGCAAAGCCTTCCGGTCCTTCTGTGAAGCTGCTGTTCTCCTCGACACCAAGCAGCGCGATTACGGTAGCGCAAACATCTCGGCATTCGGTGAGCGCGGCATCGTCGTCCGCATGAACGACAAGGTCGAGCGGCTCAAGACGCTCGTCTGGAATGACCGTTCGCCGGAGCATGAAAAAGTCAGCGATACGTGGTTGGACATCACCAACTACGGAGTCATCGGCCTGCTCTGCCACCGTCAGGAGTGGAAATGATCCCGATCGTCGGACTATTCGTCTCTTGGGTCGGTCTATTCGGATTCGGAGCATGGCTCGCTGCCAAGGGAGGAGACGCGAAGTGAGGACTTACACTGTCGTTATCGACGAGGACGTTCCTCTCGCCGACAAGAAACCGGGCGAACAGTCGCGGTATCAACACCCGCTCTCCTACCTGCTGGGCAATCTGAACGTCGGCGACTCGTTCGTCTATCCGGCTTCGACACACGAACACTTCAACGGACTGCGCTCGATCGCTCACAGCATCGGCCGGCGTGGAAAGAAGAAGTTCGCGACCCGAGCCGTCACCGACAGTGAAGGCGTGGATCGGCTTCGCTTCTGGAGGTTACAATGAACCCCGAAGGATTCTTTCTTGTCGGGATGGGCTTCGGGCTGCTGCTCGGCGGGCTCTCAACCTACGGAGCGATGTTCGCCTGGGCCATCAAACGCGGGAGGGAAGACGACGATGCCGAGTGACCCAGACCAGGATCGGGACGAAGCGCAAGGCATGGACGCTGAAGAGGCCCATTACTGGGCCAGACGCAGCGACCCAATGGAACAATACTGCGAGTATTGCGAAGGCTTCTACGGCGAGTGTGACTGCGAAGAAAAGCATGAATCGGCCAAGGAGGAAGAATGAGTTATGCCGCACGTTTCGGAGAATCTCGCTTACGGCCGAGCTTGTTTACGGAAGCGGCCGTTCGACTCCAAGGAAGCGGCATCAGCCGAACGGTCGGAGGACTTCCGAGTTTATCGATGCCAATACTGCAACAAGTGGCACCGATCCTCACGACCCCACCTCAAACAACGACTACTCGAACAGAAAAAGCGCAGGCGAACGGAGGTGCGGGTCAAAGCCCTGCGCAAGCGGGCGATTCTCAAACAATTTTATGAACACTGACTACACCATCGGTCGCATCAATTTCGGACCGCGTGACTCTTTTACAACGCTCGGACAACTGATCGACGAGATCGCCGCCCAAGAGGAACTAGTCGAAGACCTCTGCGTCTTCGCAGGTAACCAACTGACCGAGATTCTCGCGCAAGAACACGTGGAGGTTTACGAGCTATGACTTTGCCGGGGGAGACCACTACATCAAACAACCCGTCTGGGGAGGCGGGGCGTCAACTAGTCCTCCCCCGGCACCCTTCTGTCGCGATCGACTTCGAGAGCTACTACGACAAGGACATCAGCGTCACCACTATGGGCGCTTGGAAGTATGCTCGCGAAACCGACATCTACATGGTCGCGATGTATTTCGACGACGGGACTTGTTTCGTCGGTGCGCCGGTCGATGCCCCGTGGCTACGCTGCCACAAGCGTGACTGGATCATGCACAACGCGGCCTTTGACCTGACGCTCTATGAGGCACTCGCTGAGAAGAAATGGGTCACCCGCGTGGAGCCGCGCTACGTCTTCGATACAGCCGACCTCGCTGCCTACCTCGGCTACCCCAGGTCGCTCAAAGAAGCAGCTAAACATCTCCTCGGGATCGAGATGAGCAAATCCACCCGAGACAACATGAAAGGAATGAAGTGGACCAAGGACTCTTAAAAGTATTCCAAGCCATCTCCGGATGGCGCACACCCGAAGAATTCGGCCACGAGAACGATGGCTATGTCACGTTCGAGGAAGACCGCAAAACCCACTGCCGTTCGGCTTTCTTCTGGAAACCGGACTACTCCCACGAGCATCTCAACGCGATGTGGCTGGGCGGGCAAACATTTGTCAGACGATGAAGGATCATCCCCACACACGAGAAACCATCGAGCGGTGGCGGCAGGGCAAGACTAATGTCTTCGACGCGCTGGCCGAGTTTGAGGATCAGCGAGATGCCGCTCAAGCCGAGTGCTTAGAACAGGCCCGGTTGCTTGGGATGAGCGCGGAGCGGGAAGCAGACCTGCGATCGAAGCTGGAAAGTATTCGTAAAGGATACCAAGGCACTTGTTATGCCTGTGAGCCCGCCGCCGAACTCAATCAGGAATACCGGGACACCGTCCGTGAACTGATCCGGCTATTGGAGATCGAGGAGGAATCAGACAGCGGAACCGTATTTCGTCCGAACAAGATTTCGTCCTGCCGCGTCATGGACGGGATGCAGATGAACCAATGCCTCAAGACCTTAAAGGAGTTATCTGAACAATGAGCTACGGACTGAAAGATGGGTCTGTCGTGCAACGAACAGCCACCAACCAAGCAAAACAACGCCACGGTATGCCGAAGATCGAGCGCCTCGTTAAGCAGGGCCGGCTCATCCCGATCATCGGGAAGTCGGGCGACGACCTGGCCCTCATCGGCTACCGCCGCAAGACAACCAGCCGGAAAGCGGGACAGCGGCCGATCCTCCTACCAACACCCTTTGTATTGAAGAAGCCGGATGCTTGATATGAATGTCAAACTTACATGGTGGGAAATGCTGACAGCTTATCATGTCGCCAGTCAGAGACGCATAATGAACATGCAGAAAAAACTGGCAGGTAGATATGGTGCACCCGAACGGGAAGGCAGTGAGGAGCTTGATATAATCGCAGCCCGAGGAGAGATGGCTGTAGCCAAAGGACTGAATTTATTCTGGTCCGGCACAGTCGGAAACTACGGCGCGGTAGATGTCGGTGGCTTGGTTGAAGTTAGGACACGGTCGAAAGACTGGCACGCCCTTATCCTACACCCCGACGACAAAGACGACACTCCTTACGTGTTGGTTGATGCAAGCAAGCCCCCGGTATTTAGACTTGTTGGATGGATGTTCGGTAAGGAGGGCAAAGATAAAAGATTTTGGAGCGACCCATCCAAGCAAAACAGGCCAGCATTTTTCATAAATCAAAAAGACCTCCGCCCAATGGAGGAGATCTTTGAACACTTGAACCAAACGAAACCCGAACTTCTCTGTGCCTAAGAACCCCTACATGACCAACGACTTCAAAAAAGAAGTCGCCCGCTACGCGCTGCTGGACACTAAAGCGACCTTCATGCTTTGGAAGCAGTTCGCCGAGAAGATGCCGGACACCGAATGGCGGATCTCCGCCATGACGCGCCAGATGGGAATGCGCGGAGTGCCAGTCAACATGGATCGGCTGATCGAGGCGCGGGATAAACTGATCGCCGAGAAGCGCCGTGCCGAAGCACTGCTACCTTGGATCGGTGGCGAGTATCCCCCGCTCTCGCTGCAAGCGATCCGCGACCAGTGCGAGAAGGAAGGTATCCGGGCTCCCAAGTCTTTTGCCGAGAAGGATCCAGAAGGCGCGGCATGGGAAGCTGAGTTCTCCGACAAATTTCCTTGGGTGCGGGCGGTCAGGGATTACCGCAAAGCGAATAAACACCTCAACACGGTGACCACAATGATCGCTCGCACCCGCCCCGACGGGCGTATGCCATATGAGTTGAAGTTCTTCGGCGCGACGACCGGGCGTGACTCGGGCGGTGGCGGCTGGAATTGCCAGAACATCCCGAAGGGTGAAGTGGCCGGCGTCGACATCCGCAAACTGATCGAAGCTCCGGCCGGCAAGACGCTCGTCATCTGTGACCTCGCCCAGATCGAAGCACGCTGCCTGCCCTACCTCGCCAAGGATCGTGAACTCCTTGATCTGATCGATTCAGGTCTAGATGTCTATGAAGCCCACGCCAGGGCGACGATGGGATACAACGACCCCCGCCCATTGAAGGACGTAGACCCTAAACTTCGCCAAGTGGCAAAGGCCCGGACATTGGGTGCCGGCTACGGTGTCGGGGCTGGGAAGTTCCAGTTGGTCGCGAAGATCATGGCTGGACTCGACATTACTTTGCAGGAAGCGCAACAAACTGTGCAGGCATACCGCGACTCCAATCCGAAGATTGTCGCTCTCTGGCGTAAGATGGACCGCGAACTCCGGATTGCCACCGACCCGAACGACAAGGTTCTCATCGTGCCGCTACCCTCCGGCCGCGAACTCACCTACCGCCAGATCACCCGCAAGAACGGTGAGATCACTGGCCTGCTCCCCCGTCTCGGGAAGATGATGGAGGTTAAACTTTACGGAGCCCTAATCGTTGAAAATATGTGCCAAGCATTCGCCCGCGATGTCTTCATGGATCGCGTCATGGCGCTGGAAGACGCGGGTTATGAAATTTTGCTAAGAGTCCACGACGAAGTAGTTTTGCTGTTGGACGAATCCGACGCCGAAGCCCATCGCCAAGCCGTCGAGAAAATCATGTGCACACCGCCCTCGTGGTGTAGCGACCTCCCCCTCGGAGCCGAAGCCATCATCTCTAAACAATATACCAAGTAATAACGCCCTAATGAACCCCACACCTGAAGAACTCGGAATTAAACCATGCCCAGCCTCCGGCCAAGGATGCCACTCATGGATGTATGGCGCAGCGCACGCGCTGGTTGCTAACTCTTACGATGACCAATTCATCGACCAGTGGATCACCCACTACCTTGAGCGCCCACCCCAACCCCGCGAGATCGCCGACACGGTCTCCAAGGTCCGCGCCGAGGTCGAGGGGCTGATCGAGCCCAAGGCCCGTGTCTCTCTCAAACGGGCGTTTGATCCCGAGAAGCTCAAGGCCCTGACCGCGGAAGGCCCGCTTCCGGTGGAAGATTTCCTCCAGTCCTCGCCGATTGCGGTCGCCGACATCACCGCGTCCGAGTTCCTCCGCCGACTTTACCCAAAGCAGGCGAACATCATCTTCACCGACCAGCAGTCCCAGGGGAAGCTCGTCTGGAACGAGACGATGCCCGACCTCTTGGTCGATAACGCGATCACTAAGAACACCGAAGGTGCATGGATCATGGTCAACCCGGTGAACGGGAAGTTCCTCCCGATCCCGCGGCTCGGTAAGAAGTCGCAACGGGCCGAGGAGAACTTGGTCGCCTACGAATACCTCCTCGTCGAATCCGATTCGGTCGAGATGGAACTCTGGCTCCGTGTCCTCTCCAAGCTCGACCTCCCGATCGTCTCGGTGACGACCTCGGGCTCGAAGTCCGCTCACGCTCTCGTGCGCGTTGGCCAGAAGGACCGCGACGGTTATTTACTAAAGGCCAGCGAGATCGCCGACCTCGTCGTCCCGCTCGGCGCTGACCCCGCCGCCATGTCCGCGGTGCGCCTGACCCGGATTCCTGGGTGTATGCGCCGTGACACGGGCAAGGCTCAGACCTTGATCTACTTCAACCCAGATGCCGGACGGGTGAACCCGTCGAAATCCACGGGATTAGAATCGGACACGGAAGTATCGGACGACGATACTAACTGTCAGGATTCGACAGATTCCAGCAAACCGTCCACTTCGGCCAGCAAGAGCGGACAGTTTGAAGACATCTACTACGACGGGAAGACCTTCTTTATGAAAGCGGGCGACGGGATCTGGCGATACGAGATGGTCGCGATGCTGTCCAGCGAACTCAAATGCCGCAACATCTCCGACCGCGCCCCGAAGGGTGCGGCCATGTCGCCAATGGACAAAGCCAAAGCCTTCATTCGCACCCACCGCCGCGTGGACGGTGCAGGCCCGAGTCTCTACAACCCGAACGAACTCTGGTTCGAGGGCGGTAAGAAATACCTCAACACCGCGAAGAACGTGAAGATTATGCCCGCGGCCGAGACCGCAGACGCTTGGGGTGTCGGGTTTCCCCGCTACGCCGCCATCCTCGACAACGTCTTCGCCCACCTCGACTACCGCGACTTCTTCATGGCGTGGCTGAAACGCTTCTACGAGTCCGCGGAAAAAGGGAAACTCTGCATGGGGCAGGCGATGATCCTGGTCGGACCCGTCCACTGCTATAAGACCTTCTTCATCGAGCGCCTCCTCAAGCCGGCGATGGGCGGCTACGCCGACCTTAGTTCCATCGTCTCGGGCGAGGGCAACGGATTCAACGCCGACCTCTTCCAGTCCCCGCTCGCGATCATCGACGACACCAAGGCCGCGGAGAGCGAGGCCCAGACCAACCGCTACTCCTCGGCCATCAAGAAGCTCGTGGCGCACGGCACCCACAAATACCACGAGAAGTATCTGACCCCGATCATGGTCGAATGGCGCGGCCGAGTCGTCATCGCCGCCAACGACGATCCAGTCTCAATCAAAGCGGTCCCCGCTCTCGATATGTCCAACAAGGACAAGATCATCGCGCTCGCCCTCAAGACCTTCGAGGAAGGGCCGACGGTCGACGATCTCAAGGACGTGGAGATCGAACTACCGGCCTTCCTCGCGTGGCTCAAGGCTTGGGATATCCCCGCCAAATATATCGACGCGGCCAACCGCTACTATGTGATGAGCTACATATCCCCGGAGGTCATGGAGAAGATCGCCGCGGCCAGCCCGTCCGCGGAACTCCGCGACACGATCAACGCTTGGTGGGA